CTATACCGAAGGATAGTAATGATAAGTTGGGTGATGTACTAGCCGGTTTTCATGCACCGTCATTGCTTTTTCTAGTCGATGAGGCAAGTGCAGTGCCAGATCAAGTATATTCAGGCGTGGAAGGTTCAATGCTACAGAAGAACGTATATTGCCTTCTGGTCGGCAACCCAACTCGTGCAAATGGTTATTTCTACGACTGTTTTCATAAAAATAAAAGTCAATGGGCGCAAGTTACATTATCATCTGAACGATCTCCTTTCAATGACCCCACCTATATTGAAAGAATGAAAACAATTCATGGAGAAGAATCTGACTGGTTCAGGACAAAATGCTTAGGTGAATTCCCTCGTGGAGGTGGTCAAGTAGTTGCAAATTATGACCAAATCGAAGAGGCAAACAATCGTTGGAGAGATAGTAAGCCTGAAGATCATGAAGGGATAATGGTAGCTGGTCTCGACCCGTCTGCCGGAAGAAATGATAATTCCATTCTCACTTTTCGTAAAGGAGCTTACATATTTTCACCAGAACGAATTAGCCACACAGACGGACCATCATTAATCCCTAAAGTAATATCAAGAATGAAAACTATGAAAGCGAAGGAGCTTTATATAGACTATACCGGTCTTGGTATTATCTTGTACGACCTTTTTAAGAGGGCAAAAAAGCCATTTAAGGTGTATAAAGTAGTAAGTAATGCCAGAGCAAATAATCCAGAGGCGTACAAAAATCTTCGTGCAGAACTTTACAAAGAATTGTCAGACAATTTTGACGAGCTATATCTACCTTATCACGAAAGGTATATCCAGGAATTGCCGGAAATCTATTTCTTAGAAGACAAGCAACCAATGCAAGTTGTAGATAAACCAAAACTAAAATCTCGTCTAAAGTTCTCTCCTGACTTTAGTGATTCGTTAATGGTTTCTACATACAGGAATTTCAATCTAGGGGTGACAGCAGATAATCCTTGTGATACTATGGCATTTACGTTGATGAACGAACAGTTAACAAGCGAATCTGCTTTTGCAAAGATATAACAGGAGAAAATAGTATGGCGATATTTAGTAGAAAAGAGAGTGTGCCTGAAGGTAATAAGTCTTCTGAGCCTAAGTCACCAGCAGGACTTGTCTCAATAAAAGGTAAATTCCATCAGGAATCTGAAAATGAAATAGAATCTCGTTTATCAGGTGGGAGATATAAACGAGAGTTTTATAAAATGAGTCTTAGTGATCCGATTTGCGGTGCTATTCTTCTTTCTCTCACTAAAATTTTCCAATCCGCAGACTGGAAGGCGATTAACGATGAGAAAGGAATACTCAAGAAATCTCTTGAGAATGTAAATTGGAAAGCACAACTTGAAGACATACTCACCCAGTTCATTTTCGGTCATTCAGTAATGGAAGTTACTCTAAAGGAGGATGAAAACGGTGATGTAGTGTGGAATAAAATGTACTACCGTCCACAAACAACTCTTGATGAATGGCTATATGATAGAGAAGGCAATCTAACCTATGTAAGACAGCAATCTTATAATAAGCATGATCCTACAGGTCAGGTTTATATTCCACTTCATAAATGCTTGCATTTCAAAACTACTTCGACAAGTAATAATCCTGAAGGGAAATCATTATTCCGTAATGCCTATCGAGACTGGTATTATAAATCGAATATTGAGCAAATTGAAGCTATTGGTGTTGAACGAGACTTGACCGGGCTGCCAGTCCTAAAAGCACCGGAAGACATCGAATTAACTGATGAAAAAGGAAATCTGAACGCCATCGGTACTTGGGCTTATACTACTGTACGAAATATAAAGCGTAACTCTCAAGAAGGACTGGTTCTTCCATCAGGCTGGGAGTTTCATCTCGCCGGTTCACCAGGTCAAAGACAGTTCGATCTTAATGACGTAATAAATCGTTACGGAAACAATATCGCGCTAAGTATGCTCAGTCAATTTCTCGTACTCGGTGTTACTAATGAGTCTGGCTCTTTCGCACTAGCGAAGGAACAGTCCGCACTGTTCTATATCGCCGTACAAGGCTTCGCAGACATGTTGGCTGAAGTAGTAAACACTCAATTTATTGGTACGAAGTGTTTGCAGAAATTTAATAGATTAGAGAAACAGCCAAAACTTATTCCTGTAGGTATTGAACAGATCGACACTGAAGACCTTGGTGCATTCTTGGCACGAGTGCTTAAGTTTAACTTGATAACTCCTGATGACAGACTAGAAGAGTTTATTAGAAACAAAATCGCCCTCCCACCTAGAGAGCCTGAAACTGCAAGAAGTAACGACAACAATCCATCATCGAAAGATGACATAGTAGACGAAGACGACATAGTAACTACAAATGATAAGGAGAAAGATAATGAAAGACAGAGCGATAACTAAGTTTCTTGATTCAACTCCTTGGGCTATGGAGCCTGCTAGGCTTGAAACACTTAAACAAGTCGTAGCAGACCATATTTCAGGAAAGAATGTTGCGATAGCGAAAGAGAGTGAAGGGGAAGATTCTGATTCTTTTCAAGTGACTTCTGGCATTGCAGTAATTCCAATAGTCGGCACTATTAAAAAACGAGCATATGGACTTGAAGCAATGTCAGGTGCAAGAACAACTATTGATATTCAGAATGACATACAAACTGCACTGGACAATTCTGACATTTCTGGTATCGTACTAGATATAGACAGTCCTGGTGGGACAGTAGATGGTACAAAAGAACTTGCAGATTTTATTAAGTCGGCAGATAAACCAGTAGTCGCCTATGCAAACGGACTAATGGCAAGTGCTGCAATGTGGATAGGAAGTGCAGCTGACTATATTGTGGGTTTCGACACAGCTAATATAGGCAGTATTGGAGTTATAGTCCAACATCAGGATTGGTCGAGAGCTGAAGAAGAAGCCGGTCTTAAAACAACTTATATCTACGCTGGTAAGTATAAAGCCTTCGGTAACTCATCAGAACCACTCACTGACGAGTCAAAGGAATATATACAAAGCAAGGTTGATAAGTTATACACCATGTTTGTAAACGATATAGCCAACAATCGCAATCTTGACGTACAATACGTTCTTGATAAATTGGCAACAGCAGAGACATTTCTCGCAGAGGAAGCGAGAGAACTTAAACTAATCGACAGTGTAGGTAATATAAATGATGCAATAGCCTATGCTAGTAAACTCGGAAATTACAAAAAGGAGAAGCAAATGGCGGATGAAAATTATGCACAAGAACTTGAAGCAATGAAAGCACAACTTGAGGAAGCTAATTCTAAAATCAGCGCTCTTGTTGAATCAGCAGAATCAGCTAAGGCTGAGAAAGAAGAATTGGAAGCAAAAATCGCAGCTGAGAAGCATGAAGAGAAAGTGAAAGAAATGTTTTCAGCAGCTAAGGTTGACGATGCTTTCGTCTCAGCAATGTGTGAAGTGGACGAGAGTGTAGCAAGCAAAGTAGCCGAAATCCTTGTTGCAAAACAGGAGCAGATTGATAGCGCTCTTGCTGAATATACCACTCCCACTGAAGGTGCGAGCACTGAGCATGTAGATGAGCCGGAAATTACCTCTGTAGACGATGCTACTAAATTCATCATGTCTCGTGACAAATGTGATATCGACGAAGCAACTAATAAAGTAGTTGCAGAATTCCCTGAACTTTTCAAGAAATAATAAGGAGAAAGAATTATGGCAGATCAAGGTAAAACTCTTATTACAATGACTGTACCGTCAACTGCGGTACGTGGAAACTTGGTGGACGGTGCTGGTGCATTTTCAGCAACTAACCGTGCTGTAGGTATTGTTTATGATGATGCTGACGGTGAAACCACAGGTGCAGTACAAACCTCTGGTACTGGATTGGTAAAACTTGGAGCAACACTTTCGGCTGGTGATCTTGTGGTTGCAGACGCTTCTGGTGATGCTGTAGGACATACCGAAGACACTGATGTTGTAAATGGTACAGATCATCTAGTCTGTGGTATTTTGATTGAAGGTGGAAACTCTGGCGAGCTTCGTCGTATGGTAATTAAATAATAATAGTAGTATAAGGAGAAAATAATTATGGCACTTCAACAAGCATATTCAGAAACGCTGACTAATGTCGGTGTTAAGTATATTCAAGACCCTAATAACTTTAAGGCAGGTAAGATTTTTCCTATCTGCCCCGTAAATCTTCAATCTAGTCAGTATCCTACTTACGACAAGTCCTACTGGCTGAAGAATGAAGCTGCTGTTCGTAAGCCTGGCACTACTTCTGAGGGTGGTACTCACGCACGTAGCTTCGATAGCTATTCTTGTATCGACATTTCCTATCATGAAGATGTGGCTAATGAGCAGATTGAGAATGATCCGAATCCTCTTAATCCTCTCAAATCTGCAACTCGTCGTGTAACTGGTAAAATTGCTATTTACGACGAGGTAGATTTCGCAACACGGTTTATGACTACTGGTGTGTGGACTGATGCTTCTAATCCCGTCACTAAATGGGATGCAGCTAATTCCGTACCTCTTGAGGATGTAGATACTTGGAAGCGCACTATGCGTGTTGCTACTGGTGGCTTCACTGCAAATAAAGCCGTCATGAGCGAGAAGGTATATGATGTTCTGAAACGACACGATCAGTTGAAAGAGCAGATTAAGTACA